TTTAGCAACAGTAAAACCAATCGAAACAAAAAGAAGCAAAAACTTAAGAAGGTAATCAATACTTTGCATCGATATAAAAAGCGTCGTCCCATTTATCAGCCATATTTTTATGTAATCTAAATTCATTACCAAGTTGTTAATGCGCTTCTTTTCCAAGTATTTGTAGCTGTACATACATACATGTAATTTGCATCGTATCTAATTTCACCTGTTGTACCTGTGTCTATTGCGCTAGACGGTGCTGTATTTAATGCTGTGAGTTTAAATTGGTCAGCTAATACATTACCATCAACTTGTAATTTCTCAGAAGGTGTTTTCGTTCCTATTCCTAGACTTCCTGTATTGCTTAATCTCATTCTAAAAGCTGCTGCATTAGCTGTACCTGTCCAAAAATCCATACCCCCAGAAGAACCATCAGCACCCCCTATAATTTTACAATACTCGGCATCCCCAAACTCAAAAGAGATACCTCTATCAGCATCCGTTGTGCCAAAAGTATTTATAACTAAAGGTGACCCTGTTGTTCCTCCTCTTGTTTCTATCTTTTTGACTTGTAAAGTACCATCCGTCCCTATTTCAAAATAAGACGGATTTAAACTTTCGTCAGGGTCTGTTCCATGTGTGAAATGTAAAGAATTATCATTAGTAGATGTTTTTCTAATAATTCCCCAATTACTATTCAAAACCCCCGTTGTAACATCTTTTAGAGAAATACCCGCTCCCCATGTTCCAATAGAACTAGCAATTAAAGCTATCCTAGTGTCTAATCCATAAGCAACATAGCATTCAAAACCGTTGTAATATGCTGAAAAAGCAGGTAAACCATCTAATTTAGTTATAATCTTGCCATTAGGTTCCATTTCAAAAACAGCTGGATTAGTTTCATACTGTGGAAGTGTTCCAAAAGTAAACATAAGTTTATTAGCTGTTGGAGTTCCTATTGGTGAAAAGGCTGCTATACTAGATTCCCTTCCAATCCACCATTTATTATTAAGGGTGCCTGTTGTCATATCGGCTAAATCAATTCCAGAACCATGACCACCCTCTGCTTTTGAAAACAGTCCTACAATAGCGTCCTCACTACTAAGTTTTGCAACATAATAATTGTGTGATAAATGATTGCTATCCACCGCATTATTGTCATTATATGTTGATATATTTAAAGCTACATCGTCTATTTCAGAAACTCCATTGATAGTAACATTACCATCGAAAGTTGTTATAGGTGAATCCTTAACCCATGCACCGCTAACAACACTATAATAACCGTTGTTAGACGCTGTTGGGTCATTTGCTACTTTTGCAGGTGTCCCCTCGCTAGGAACAGGAAAAACAGCTTGTAAAACAGCTAGTGTTTGGTATGTTGTAGCTCCAGAAACCGCTAAAGCGTCGATTCTATCTGTATCAATATTATGCTTTGCCTTAATCTCGTTCATGTCTATGTCTTGAACTTGATTTATAGCTGTTTTTTTAGGATTAATTCCTACTTTATCAGCATATGTTATTTTATTTGCCATTTTATATATCTATGTTTAAATCATTATTCAATAAATCACTATCTATAATTGTTATATTTGCACTCGCTAAATCTGTTATAAAATATCCTGTGTCTAATTCTTTACCACTAAAAGAAATATTAAAACCGCTAAACTCTGCTTTACTTCCACCACTCGCATTACTTATTTTTGCTTCTAAACCGTTGTAAGTTCCAAAAATAATATATTGATTGTTATTTGTTTTTGCTATAACTCTATAATATTGTTTAGTGAATTTTAAAGCGTTAAACTTATTGTATATTTTCGGTAATTGTAACTCTATATTTTGATTAAAAAATACCGCACCATTTTCTGTCGAACTATCTTGGTTGTATGTTCCATTACATTCAAACAAATAAAAAGCCGTTTCTGGAATAAAAAGCAAATCCATATCTAAAACAGATACATCACTTTTACCCCATTTTTCATAGGGTGCAATATAAAACTCCTTAATACCGCCCTGTGTATCTTTACACCGCTTTTGATAACTTTCAATTTCAATCATCTGATTCGTCTATTTCCCAGTTATAAGTATGACCTCCGCCTAAATACCAACCGCTTGTAACTTTTATCTTTTGAGCGTTTACCTCGTCTTGATATCTTTTATATTCTGTTATATTGTTTTTGCATATCCACTTTTCAAAACGCTGAATATACATTTGCGCTAAACTATGATATTTACCCGCTAAATATTGCGCTTCATCTTTATCGACAATCTCTGCATCTTGTGGTTGGTGTTTAAACAACCCTCCGTTATTCAAAGCATAAGAACTTATCTCGATGTATTCTGCTAACGCTTCGTTTTTTGTGATTGGCTTAACAAAATTATTGTATAAAGTAAGATACTTACCGGCTAATGTAACGCCTTCAATATCCGCTATTATCTTATCATATAACAACGTTCCTAAAAGTGGCTCTAACACGCTTATTTGAGCGTTTATAATACAGAATTGATACTTGTCAATGTCAACATTACCACCTAAAACTGTGGTCTTTGATATTTCACTCGGTTGTATAAATAAAAGTTCTGCCATTATGATTTATTTTTATGTGGTGCGATTGATACATCTGAATCGTTTACAGGTACTTTGTAACCTCGTCTTCTGCTTTCGCTTGTGCTTATTGTTTTCGCTAATGGACTGTTGGCATCTACGCCACCGTTACGTTTTAGATATATTTCTCTTTGCCATTTATGCTTACAAGTTCCATTAGGATAATTTTCTGAACGTAATCCACCACCTTTCCACAACCAAATACTATACGGTTTGTTTGGTGTTCCCCTTTCACCAAATCCATCGTTTACAGTTTTATTACCCATCTGTATAATATCTTCTTTTCTATAAAGTTTATTTGCACTCATCATTAACTTGCAAAATGTTCTTTCGGGTGCTGGGTTTCCAACATATCTATAACGTATTGCAATGTCTTTACTATCTTGCGATGATTTAGAGTTTGGTCTTGCCGTTCCTGTTGATGTTAGTTGGATTAAATCATACAAATCATCGTCAGTATCATAATCAACGTCTGCGGTGCTTAAAAGTACCCATTCATCTTCTGTTAATGTGTCACCAAATTGTATTAACTCATTAGCCATTTCATCAGTTGCCTCATCGCTTAAACAAACGTGTGAAGATAATTCTGTTTTCTCTGCTAGTGGTTCTTTTACTTCCTCAGTTAATGGAATGAAAAACAAATCTAAATTAATATCATAAAACTCTAGTATTTCCTCAAAAGCATCTAAGATAAAATTCTGTTTTGGTGCTATAACTCTTTTTAATAATTGGCTTTCCGCCATATCCATTTCATCAGCAGTATTTGAGAATCCACTTGAAGAAATTACACCAACTAAACTAGGTGATGTACATCTGTGAGCAGTTAAAACTTGTTGCCTTGCTTCTTGTGTTAAGAATTCCCATTGCTTATGAATTTGCTCATTAACTGGGAAAGGTGTTACTGTTATTTCAGCATCAACTCCATTAAATGATAATACAAACCTACTTGCATTTGGTGAGCCTGTTAATTTTGCTTTAATTTGCTTTTCAAAAGCATCTTTTTCGTCTGGTGTTAGTGTGTTACCATTTGGAACGTTAATAACATAACCCGCACTTAATCCATTCTTTATTGAATTAATGTTGAGGTTAGCAATTTCTTCTTCCATCTCCGCATATGGTAATCCCGCTAAATAATCTGGGTCAGAAAAGTACTCTTTACCCGCACTATATGGTTTAATATGATATACTTCAATAGCATCTTTAGATGTTCCAAATGCGCTAAAATATTCTTGTGGATTTTGGTTAGTTTTTGCCCAATTATCACAAACCCAATAACCCGCAATCTCACCATCTTCATTAGCTAACTGTGGTACTACTTTTTCTTTTGGTAAATGTGCTATTTCTGAAAGACCACCTTTTTTATTTCTTATTACTTGTAAAGTTGCTTCACCGAATAAGTTAAAATCGGATATAACTTTACGTAATTCTTTAGATTTTAAACCAACTTTTAGCTTAATCCAATCTTCGGTGTTCTTATTGTTGCGAAATCCTAACCCTTTTCCATAGGTTAATACATCATAAGAGTTTAAAACCGATGAATTTGTTGGGCTTCCGTTCTTTCTGTCTATAATGTACTGGTAAAAACTATTAGCCTTACCATTTAAAACCCACTCTTTAGCCTTATTCTCTACAATAGCGGGTCTAATATAGTTGTTTAGTTGTATTAATTTAATATCACTCATAGTAATATAATCCATTCGTTAATTTATAATCTTGTGGTGTCTGTGTAGTTGCAAATATCTTACCTCTAAACACAATTTCACCAATTTCTTCTAATTCAAATTGTAACTTATCATCTTCTTCAAAAGTATAATCAAAAGATAGTTTTAATACACCATCAATTATCTGATAAGTGTTAGGAATTGTTACGCTTTCTTGCGTAGTTTCGTTATATGCAAAGAAAGATATCGCTGATTCTGGTATATAACGAGGTATCAATTGCAATGTGTGAGATGTTTCTAAAGTGTCTACAACTATCATACTATAATAACGAATTTATTGTATTATTGTTATATAAAAAAAGCGTAGGTCATTACAACCCACGCCTAAAAAGAAAAACAAAACTATTTTTTAAGGATTCACCGCTACAATAGCCAAGAAAGCCGTAACTGTTGCTTCATCTAATTTTGGAGATAACTCAACTTCTGTACTTACACCCGTAATTGTAAAGCCATTCAAATCTGTAAACGCACCTCCAGTTGTTCCATCAATTGTAAAATCAATACCTTCACTTTGTCCTAATAGATGATACTCACCATTTCTATCTTTAACAATTCCTTGAGGATAACCATACGCAGCTAAATTAAAGTTTGCTGCACTTGCTGCATCCATTTTGTTAAATACCGCAGTCAACGTTTGAGTGTTAACTGTTGTTTGTGTCTGTCTGTCAGACACCATATTTTCCGTTAAAGTTGAACCATCGCCAACTAAATCGAATTCAAATGCTTCTGTTAATGAAACATTCATTGCCGTTGCCACACTAGCAGCAACTGTAAAAGGGTCTTCAAGAAAATTCCATAAATACAATTTAGATGTACCACCTAAACTATCTTTGCATCCTTTGCCTCTACCCGCTATAATATCACACGCCATAATTTATATTGTTTTAAATAAAAAAGGGTAAGCAGTTTTGCCCACCCTTTAATATGATTATTAATTTGAAATTATGCTTGTGTTGTCAATAACCAAACAATTTCTTCTGAGTTGTAATATCCAACACCACCGTTGTACACTATTTTACCACGTACTTGTCCTGATAGTAATCCAATTTCATCTTCATCAACTAAAGAGATATCGTTATGGTCACCTTGTAAACCTGTTGCAAAAATTACGTTTGCTTTCTCAAATACAACTATTGTATTGTCAGGAAGTCCGTTAACCTCTGTTAAAGTATATCTACCAAAACGAGTTTGTTTAGGTTCAGTACTTCCATCGTTTGCAATTCCTTTAGATACTAGATAAAACCAATATGATTGGAATACATCTGGAGAAACCGCTACGGTTAAATCTTTTCTTCTAATTGAAGTTGGAACTGCTGCTAAAGCTGCTTTTAAATGAGCCTCAACATTTGCTTCAGTTGTTGCTGCTGCTAAAGCAGTAATACCATTACCCGCTTTTACAATACCCGCATCTGCTGCGAATTGTACTAAAAGACCATCACCAATTTCACCAGGAGTTGCATTTGCACCACTCCAAATTTCAGCATCTACTTTCTCAGCTTGAGAAGATAAAACCTCTAATTGAATTGCTTCCATTATATCAGCTGGAGCATTAGGATTAGATGCACTAGCACCCATTGAATCTTCTGACCAAGTTGCTCTGAAATCTTCTTTACAGATATCAAAATCATTTTTAACCTTTTTAGGTTCTAAAACTTTTTCAGATAAAGTGATTGCTCCAAGTGGAGTATGTCCACAAGAATAATCTGTTGTTCCATCTGTGTATGCAATTTTTTTAAGGTTTAACTTAAAATTTACATTTTCTGCTACTGTTACAAGACCAAGTCTTAAAGTGTCGCTTTCTTTAAACGCTGCACCTATAATTCCACCCGCTTCTTTACCTGCGTAGTTACTACCTACTGTTACCGTTGTTGCCATATTACTTTCTTAATTTGTTTAAAATTCTACCTTTACTGTTTAACTCAACCTTAACTTGTGGTTGCGATTTAATTTTCTGTGCTGCTGGTTGTTCTGAAAACTCAACTACTTGGTTTTTCAACTCTGTAATTTGTGCTTTCAATTCATCAACAACAACTTTGTTATCTTCGGCGTATTTAATCATAATAGATTTAATAGCTGATTCAACTTCACCAATAACATCTTGCGCAACTGGTGCTGATGATGCTGGTTCTTGTTCTAATTCCGCTGGTGCTTCTGCAACTTCTGGTTGTCCTACACTAGCAACAATTCCTTCTTCTGCAACTGCTAAAATTGAACCATCTTCTAGTTCATATTCACCAACTGGAACGGGAATTTTACTCCCATCTTCTGCGATAGCAACGATTCCAACACCAGCTTCTAATACTTCACCTTCATACTCAAAGTTGATATTACCTTCTGCGCTTTTCATCATTCCTAACGAAACTTTTACCTCAACAACTTCTGCAACTTCAACCTCTTTGAGATTTAAAGCGACCATAAGTCTATCAGTAAGGGTGTCGAACCCTGTCTTAATTTCACTCATACTTATTTCCGATTTTAAATTAACTTCCTTTAAACTTAGCATTGCATCAATACTAAAACCTTTTACTTTTCCAGTTTTTACATAGTCATTCCAAATTTCGTCGTTGTCAACTTTCATAGTTGCAATCCAACTTCCTTTAGGATAACTAAAACCGAAATTCGCACTTTTATCTTTTTTACTATCTTCAACTATCCAACTTTCAACAAATGTAACACCCGTTATTTTCTCAGAATCATCGTGTTCTAAAGATGAATTTTTATGTGAACTTGATTTAAAGAAATTGTGAGATAAGTCTTTAATAGTATCTTCATTAAACACTATATTAAATTCCTCTCCGTTCTGATTTCTGTAAATTGGTTTGTTAGGTTCTAAAACTAAACCCATTAAGATACGTTGCTCTGTGTCTATCTCAGCAAACTTAATTTCTTCTTGCCTATTAAGTGCAACAAATACTCCTTCCATTGCTGGGTCGTGTACTAAAGAAATTCCAAAAACTCCATCAACTTTTTCTTCGTTGAAAATGGCTTCGTATGTTTTCATATATAAATAACGTTTTAATTGTGTTGTTGTTATAAATGTGTTAAATAGTTAACACTTTGTTAGATACTTGCGTTAGCTTCAATATTCCTATCCAAACTTTGACCACTCGTTACATCTGCACTTACCACGTATGCTTTAATAGGGTCTTGTCCACCTTGTAAACTTTCTGCAATTTGATTTGAACCCGTACCACGCACTAAATTAAAAGCGGGTGCTGATGCTCCACCTCCACGACCTCCAGATATTGCACCTCCTTGTGGTGATTTGTTTTCTGATGTTATAGCTTTAATAGATTTAATTGCACCTGCTACACCTCCCGCAATACCTAACCCCGCACTAATCGTATTCAATGTTACAAATGGTTGTCCTAAAGTTAATGGTGATGCTGCTGCTGCTTTTGCGTTTGCTATTGCGGTATTGGTTATAATATTACTAACACTTTTTACTTGCTCTCGTACAACATCAGCAATTGCTAATCCCTTTGCTAAATCACTTCCTTCTTTTGCTAAACTACTTAATACATTTAATGTGTTATTTGCTAACCACTCTTTTCTTTCAGCTACGTTTTCATCAAATATAACTAATGCGTCTGCTTGTGCTTTAGCTTCTCCAAGTCTTTTAAGTAGTGCTTGTTTAATGATATCAGTTTTGGCATCTTCTTTAACCTGTAAATCATCTAATTCATTTGCATCACTTTGCTTTTGAAACTCTTTAATCTCTGCATCTCTTTCGTCTTTCTTAGCTTTAGCTTCTGCATCTCTTTGTGCTTGTGCTTCTCTTTGGAAAGTTGTTA